CTATTTCTCGATTGATCTTGGCAATCTCCGATTCCTTGCCAACGAAGCTTGCAGGCAAATCTAGCTTGTCGATCGCCTCATAGACTCGATCGAGTGCTTCCCGTTGCTTCGCCCCCGCGTTATCGGCGATGAACTTCGTCCAAGCCTCTTGATCTTTAATCTCGCCGGATTCGATCTTTGAAGCTGCCTCAAGGAATGCCTGCTTGTAGGCTGATCGGATGGATGGTAGCGTCTGAGAGACGACCGCCTTGAGTTTCTTTGGTTGTGGCTTGTCCGATGGTTGCTGGTTCCGCAACAACGCAAAGACCGCCACCGCAGCGACGATCCACGGCAACCAATTCTCTTTTTTCTTTTCGTCAGCCATCAATCCATCCTTGTGTATCGCCCGTCTCGCTCCGACTAACCCGCTTGTAAGGATTGAAGGTTAGTAGGTAGTCGTTGCGATCTGGGCTTAGTCGTTATCGTCGTCGTCTCCAAATTCTCCAGCATCGTAAGCGACTTGCAGAAGATAGCCCATTGGCACGTCCGCAGGATTGTAGGACGAAAGATAGCCGTTGTCCTTGGCCCATTTCCAAACCTTAAAAGCCAGCTGGATCAACGCGAAAATCATCGCCATCGTCGCTGGATCAAATCCGTAGAGACTTTTAAGTTTGTGCCGAAGAATCCTTCGAGCTATCCGAGTGTTGCCGTCTGCCTCGGCGTAGGCTTGAGCAAAGTCGCCTTCGTGCTTCTTGCCGAGATCCTTCAATCGATCCAGTAAAATCACTTGGTCACCTCTGGCTTTGGATCAACTGGACGAACCGATTCTCCGACAACCCAAGCTCCAATCGTGTAAACGAGCAATTGGATTTGATCCTCAGATAAAGGCACTTTATCTTTCAGGACGACAACGGCAATGGCCGCAGCCGAAACCCAGAACCGTTTGGACTTAAAAAGACTTTCCATAATTTTCGACTCCTTTCACGCATTTTAGGCTTGACCGATGAAAATTGCAAGCAACGGCCCTAAATTCGCTTCTCCCGCTTCCGAGCCGCCTTAGCTGTCTTTGGTCGCTTCTTGGTCTTGCGAGCGAGAAATAGCCCTAAATGCTCGTTCATCGCCTCAAAAATCAACTGGCTTAGAGTCATGTCCATTTTTGCCGCTGCTCGATCCCACGCCGACCAAGCTTCGTCAGGTTGCGAGATGTTTTTTCGTTGCGTCATTGGGTTACCTCGATCCCTGTACCGGCTTGATCCTCTGGCCCAACGTACCACTTCTCGACGGTTAGTCGGTTGACCTGTCCATCGTCATTGTAAGCAACTTTGTTCAGCGCATCGAGAATTGCTTTTCCAACATTGTCTAAATCGGGCTTTGTTGTCTTTGGCTCTGGCTGTTGCCGTCGCTTCTTGCTGTGGCCCTTAGGTCGCTCGAACCAACAAAAGATCCGAATCGAAACCGGCCCCTCGATTACCTCGCCGCCTGCGTTGACATAGGCTAGCCTGATTGCTTGCTTGTACGCATGGATGGGATGATGTTGCTCTGTGTAGGCCCTTGGAAAGCCGTTCTTCGTCGAGACCTTTGGCCGTGGTTGCGCCACCGGCTCGCCTGGAATGAAAATTCTCATTTCTTCCTCCTTAACGCTGGATGATCCGACTTGACGACGGCTCTGAGTGCGTCGAATAACTCTTTGGTTCTTGCCTGAGATTCGGTCAGCTTTCGGCTCGTTCGCTCAAGCTGCTTGCGAAGGTCTTTATTTTCGGATTTGACATCCTCGATGTTGGCAAAGTATTCGGAAAGCTTCATCGCAAGTTAGCCTTTCGATATTCAGCAGCATGATCGCTCAATACCAGCTTTGTGTTTTCGTCGTGCTGTTCTCTGGTTATCAATCCAGCCTTAAACGCGTCTCCTGAATCCCATATTCGTTTCATGAATGGCCTTAGGCTTACATGGCTGTAGCTTGCTGAATCGCTTTCGCGACTCTTGATCGATTCAATCAAAACGCCTTTTTTCTGATCTGTTCTGTCTCGCATTACCACGCCTCGCAAGTGCAAAGCAAAATCGGAATACTGCAAGTGGCTCGGTCTTGGTAGTTCGTCCCTTGTCCACCTGTAAACAACCGACAGAGCCTCCTGCGTAGTTATGTCTCGCAGTGTTCCCTGCCAAGCGTCGATTGTGTCAATGACCTTTACGCTGTTCTCCTGCAGGTAAACGTAGAGAGCCGGAAAATGTGCAAATACCACCTCGGTAAAAAACAATCGATTTTCAGACGCGTCCATTTTTGATATCCTCGATGAGTTGCCTTGCTTTGTCTCCCCTTGTCTCCCTGCCCTGCGGATTCCTAGCAGATTCCAGTTTCGCTTTTGCGATCTTGTCAAAGTCGTTTTCAACATGCAATAGATTTTTCGCTTGTTTGCTGATTGAAAAATCAATGTCCGCCAGTGCTTTTTCTTTCCCTCTCTCGATCAATCGCTTGATCCAAGTTTCCTGCAATATCTCGTCAACTTTGACCGCATCCCTCGAAAAACGAAATGCCAACCATCGGCAGAATTCAGGTGCAAGCCACTCAGGGCAAACCGTGTTTTCTGACAAGAACTCAAAATGCTTGATTCTCAACAGAGAGAGAGAGACATAATGACTACTCTTATCTCCTGTACTGTTCTCTCCTGTGGTCACGGTTTTGTCACTGTCTGACCGTGACAGATTCGTGACAGATTCCGGCGGTTCGGGATCCTGCTTTGCAGGTTGCGATTTCTTAGTTTCCCTTGCAATTCGTTGATTCATCGCGTTTTGAATCCTCGATTTTGCAGACTTGGAAAGCCAGTTTTCCCACTTCGGGAAAGCGACGAACGATACCCCATCCGTTGTTTTTCCTTCGACCAGCCAGCCAACGGAACACATCGCGTCAATCACTTTCGGAAGCTTGACGGCCCTCGACAGTGACATTTTCGTGACACCTGTCACGGTTCCATCGTGACAATTTCGTGACGCCCAAGACCAAACCCGATGCAAGCATCCGACGACATATTCATCGGACTCGCCGAGAATATCGGCCATCTGAAGAACGGCAGGATCCTCGCATAGATCGAGCCGCATAGGTATCCAATCACCAGCCATCTCTCCACCAACCCTCTCAGTTGAAGCCAATAAACCGCCACCTACGGAAGATTAGGTGGAATCTTTTCAGTGTCCGCGCTCGACTGCCTCCACTCTGCAAGATCGTTGTTTAAGTAGTCAATCATATCGCTGATCGTCATACACTTTTCAGCTGCGTCGATAGCCTGCGAAAACCCGTGCACAAAGCCCCTTCGGTAACTACATTCCGCTGCTTCAGCCGCGACGCTCCATCTTGGCGAGTCCGGCAATTGTTTTGGCTTTAAGCCCGCAATGTCTGTGTTTTTAGATTCTGTCATTTCGTTTCCCTTGGAGTTAAAAACAGTTCGATTTTAGGACACACAAAAGAGCCGCCCGCCCTCTCGAGCGAGCGACCCTGTGGCAAGCAGTGTGGAGATTAGCCACTTGCTTACCGACGGTCGATTGGCTGATTAGGCCGGCTCGTACCGCGCACCAGTTCATTTGGCCGGAATCTTGCAGGAAGTTTCAGACAGCAAGCACCTTTGCCTAGGCGAACCGACCTGAGAAGGATCAATCAAATAAGGTTGGCTGTAGATCGGACTCGCGACCGTTAATAGCACGATCGAGATTCTTAACCGCTTGCCGAAAGTATTCGGGCTTCAATTCACAACCATAAAACCGACGTGGATTAGCGATCGCCTTTTTGGTCTTAGGTGACTTGCCACCCAATGAGACGTAGCCCTCCGATCCAATTCCAGTGAATGGACTGAAAACAATCTCGCCTGGGTTAGAGTAAAGCAAAACACAACGCCGGATCACTTCCAATTGAAGCGGGCAAATGTGCTTTGTATCGTCTTCGGACTTAGCCTCAGCCGTGTTAAGAGTGTCAGTCTCTTGAATGTCACTCCAGCACCCTTCCGCCCAGTCGATCCAATCGTTCCGACTGACCTGATTCTCCGAGTCAATCTTAAATTGGTTTTCGCCAGGCTTGCGGAATTTAATCAAGTAGTCCTGAAGCGTCCCGCGTTGAGCCGCCCGATCGGATTCGAGCCCAGCGAATTGAAGCTCCCTCGACCTTGTTCGGATCGCTTGAGCTTGCGGATTCTTTCTGACGCTCCAATCGTACTCATAGACCAATCCAGCACGCTCACCTAAGCGAATGTTGAGCCCTCGGAAGTCGCAGAGCCCAACGCCGCCAGATCGCTTCATACGCGGGATTTGGCAAACGTGAACAATAGCCGCCCGTCCCGGCTTGAGCACCCTTGCAAGGCCAGCAAAGAAAAACCCAAGATGGATTTTTGCTTCCATGCCCATCGCATCTACGTTGCCGATATCGGACACCGAATCGGTATAAGCGTAAAGGCTTGGGAATGGTGGACTGAATACCGCAAAATCAACGCTGGATTCAGGCATGTCCTCAAGCATATGAGGAATGCAGTCTCCATTGTGTATCTTCCATTGTTCGCCATCGCTAAGCAGTTCGTTTTTCATCTTGTTCAATCTCCTTAATGTGGTTGAGTAATTCAATAATCATCGTCGCCAATGTTCCGCTAGTGCCTGTCCAGCAATTAGCAGAGCCAAACCGTCGAGCATGTTGCTCGATCTCAATCATTCTTTCCAATGAAACCTTCATGGCCAATCTCCTTAAAGAGTCTCATTTGCTCATTCGTGTCGTGCTCGACTCGATCCGCTTTACGCAAAACATTTTCGACAAACGGCACCTCCAATTCCGTCACCGGAATATGCACGTTGAGAGGTCTTGTTGAGCCGATCCGGTTGGATCGCTTTACGCCCTGGTAGTATTCCTCGTAGCTGTCTTTGAGGCCTGACCAAACTTGCCGAGTGCAAACTTGCAGATTCAACCCAAACCCAAGTATTTTTGGTTTGGTAATCAGCGTCTTGACTTCGCCGGACTTAAACCGATCGATCATCGTTTGCCGGTCGCTCTCCTTAGTGTCTCCACTGATCGAAACCGCATCGGGGAAAGTAGCTTCCATTTGGTCATGCTCATCGTTGTAGTTGCACCAAATGATTGTGGACTCATCCGGCCATGAATCAACCAGCGACCTGATGAAATCATTCTTGTTTGAAGCGATCCCATTTTTGCCTTTGGCAATTTGCGATAGCTTTCCACGCTGACCGATTCCACCTACCGATGTCGTCACTAGGTTACCTGTCAACGCTTGCGCAGCGTTGCGTTGCTCATCGGTCAAGTCGATATGATGGATATGCACATTGATAGGTGGAGTAACTCCAACATTATCACGCCATCCGTAAACCGCTGGATTCGTCAAGAATATCGACCAATCCGAAAGCGACTTGTAAAACGGCCTTAATGCGTGAGGCTTTAGTTCCCATCGGTTTTGAGTCTCCCCGCGATTGATAAAGTAGCAAGCCAGGAACTCATTGACCGTCTTGGCTCGATCCAAAAATACAGCATGATTTGCATACTCAATCCGATCATTAGGAGCCGGTGTACCTGTGGCGCATAGCTTCCATTCGAGACCTCGACCAAGTTCGATAAGCCGCGTACCCCATGCCCCATAGTGGCTCTTTAGCATCGAGCTTTCATCGAGGATAAGCCCTTTAAGCTTTCCACGCTTGAGCCCTTCGCGTATCGCTTCGTAGTTGGTAACGCCGATCAATGGGCCATCGCCACTCGACAACCATTCTTGCAAGTCCGATGCGACGATGCGACCAATCGAAAGATCATCATAAAACCGCGATGCCTCATCAACAGTCTGCTTGCATACCATCAAAGGCGAAACAATCAGAACCTTGCCGCCGCTTTGCTTCGATGCGTGTCTAGCGAACTCAAGGATCATCAAGGTTTTCCCGAGTCCACAATCCGCAAAGATTGCGTACTTCTTTTTGCGTATTGCGATGCCGACGATATCCCGCTGGTAATCAAAGGACTTCGAGCAAGGATCATAGCTAGCCTTGCGTCGCTTCGCTTTCATGCCAAAGGATGAAGCGTATTCGTCGGGAACGACAGCCGCCGATCCTTTCCAGTGGTAAACAGGCGACTGCCTAAGCTGCAAGAATTGCATGTAGCTCGCAATCGTTTTTCGATCAAAAGTAATCTCCATTTTAACCTCCAAAAAATATAACTAAAAACCTACCAGTACCTTTCCTTTACAAGCCCATCATTGATGAGCCGAGAGTTGAGCGACAATGGAGCAACCTCAAGGATCTTTTGGCCGTTGGTGATCGCCTGAGGATCCTCTGGCATTGCATCGTAAATGATCGCGAGATATCGCCCGAACTTGTCTTGAAATTGCTTTTTCTTTGGCCCTTCAATCGACTGCACAATAACCTTTGAGCCTGCGAGATATTGCATTCGCAATGCGTCTCTAATATCCTTGCCTGCGTTGGTTCGCATCTCAGGCGCGTCAATTCCGTAAAGCCTCATTTTTTGTTCAGTGAATCCGCTCCATCCTTGGTCAATCATAAGCTGGAACGTATCGCCATCGATTACGCGAATCACGCTAGCCTTGTAGATGTAGATCATAGCCCCTCCCCTTCCTCGACTTCTCGATCAATCTCGATGAGCGCGAAACCTCGCCGTTTAGCTTCGATAACCGCTCTTTCTCTATCGCTGTAGCCGAAATTGCAGGTCTTTCCGTTTCCGTAAACCACAAGCAATGTTTGAATCCGCACCTTCTTTTTTGGTGGAGGGGCAAGGTTTCCTGGACTGTCAATTTCTGAATACATTCTGCGTCCAGTATCGTCCCATCCTGTCGCTGTCCATTGGTTGTAAAGTTTCATTCTCCCGGTGTATCGATAACCCTCTTGCCCCTCGTTGATTGCGTCAATAAACGCATCATCTCCATTGACCAGCTTAACCGGCCCGACTTGCCATTTGTTACTCAAGACCCACCGCCTTTCGGTATTTGTTTTTGATGTAATCCGTAATTGGTTTGTTTGCATTGCGAACTTGGAAATAACCAAGACGCACCGCTTCGTTTTCGTCAACACCTTCAATCGTCGCGATGGCTATACGCTCGTCGAACAATTCCTCTGAGTCAGTCCTAGCTAACACTCGCTTGATCTTTTCCAGTTCATCTGGTTTGAGTCCCTTCGGTATCACGATCGAGCAATCTCCAATTCGCAAGCTAGGCAACGCTTGACCGAAAGCAGATCGCCGCAACGTGAGCAACGCCAAACCTTTTTGGTACTTCGCTTCGCTGAGATGGTTTCCGCGATGATCCGCTTCTGTTCCTTGAGCCCTTCCCGCAATGATCGCAGCTCGTTGTTTCGCTGTTGGTCGATTCCGTTCTGCTTTGCGAATTCCTCTTGATCTAACCGATGCTTTTGAGCGACCAGCATAAGCCGTTGGTACTCTGCTTTGGATCGAGTCTTATCGGCTCGTTGCAAACAGATTTCCTCTGGGCTCATGCCCGCTTGCTTGAGCGGATCGCATGACAAGCAGCATGTTGGTCTATAGCTAAGCGATCGGTTGAATGTTCGTTCACAGATGGTGCAGATGGATTCCATTATTCCAGCTCAAAACCTTGCTTTGTAACCTTGACGCCCTGGCCATTCGGTAGCCTGTAAAAGCAACCTTCCATTAGCATCATGCACCGCCGATTTTCTACTTGCCGAATCGCTGGCCACTTGTCGCGGTTAGCCGCTTCGACCCATCCGTCTACGATAATCCAGGCTTCGGCATCTTGCGACCAAAACGCATCCGATTCCAATCGAGGCTCATCGAGCGAAAGGGCCGTCCATCCTTTAGGGAATCCTAAGCAAATCGAACTATCCAATTTTTCTGAAGAGTTCGGCTCGATGCGTCGGCGATACCAAACCGCTTTGGCTTGATCGCCTTTGGCAAATGTCCGCCTCCATTCTTTCGAGTGGCAGTCCCATGCATCATCCGTCCCTAGCTTTGGCTCATCCGGAAACTTCTTAAGCAACCTCCACCCTTTGCCGGGATCGGGCCTGTCGAGCCACCATTGTGGCGGATCGTAGACTTGGCATTGAGCCCATTGATTCGCGTTGTTGGATATCCAATGCAAACTGTTTGGGCATGTTGCATCATATCCACCGAGAAATCTACTGACGCTCCAAATGGACGTATCAACATCCCTGAACCTCGCCTCAACCTTCTCGCCACGCATAACCTTGGCGATGTCCCCAGCGTTTGCATCGCGCCAAAATTGTTCGATCTTTTGTTCGTTCATCTCAGTCATGTTTGACTCTCCTGTTAAATTACCTGTGTCGAATAAACTCAAAAATCGCAATCAATAAATATGCCCCAAAAAACATTGTGAAAACAGTCGCCATTGGCATGATGCGATAAACAAACTCGTTCATTTCAACTCCTGTTCATTGGCATGATGACGTATTTACTTTCACCCGAGACCCACAACGTAGGCCTTGCAGGATCCTTGCACCACAGCGACACCTGATCGGTCTTTTCGAGCGACTGTAGCCAATCTAGCACGAACCGATAATCCATCGTGATCTCAAAAACCTCTGGAGTCTCAAGCGGAACAGATACTTGCGATCGCCCAACATCCGCCGCTCGAGCTGCGATCTTGCAGGATCCATCTCCGAAGCTAAAGACAACGCCCCTCGATTCCTGCTCTGCCGTCACCGATGCTTGGCGAACCGCCTGCATGAATGGCCCAGCCAAAAATCGATACTCGATGCCCTCAGCCGCCGGAATAACCGATTGCCAATTTGGGTACCGTCCCTCAACCAACCTGGTTTGGATCGCTACCTTATCGCCCTTAAACTGGATCGACGACTTGTTGACCGAGATGCCAATAAACCCCTCAGAGCCCTCCAATGAGCGTTTAACGAGCCCAAGAGCCTTAGTTGGCACAATAGCCGATCCGCCTTCTAAATAGCTTCCTAGATGCAAATCTAGGCCGCTGTAGGCTAATCTCCGCCCATCGGTCGCGATGAGTTCCAATCGATCGCCACCGGCAACGAAATTAACCCCGCCGAGCTGGTATCGTGTTGAGTCTACGTCAGTAGCAAAATCGACCCGCCGCAAGGCCCCTAGCAGGCCCGCAGAACCTACCTCGATGCTCTTGCCTTCGATGGCCGAGACTCGCGGGAATTCGCTTGGATTGCGAGCCTGCAAGGTGAAAGAGCCCTCGTCGGTTGTGATCTCGATCGACCTTTCGTCAGCCTCGATGGTGACCGATTCGGAGCGAGATTCCTTGAGGATCATTCCGACCCTGCGAGGATCGAGCAATGCCGTGCCTTGTGAGTGCAACTCATCAGCAACGAAATCAACGGCCAGCGACGTTTCGCCATTTGATGCCTCTAGCCTGCCTGTCGTTGCATCGATAAGCACATTGCCAAGTACGTCTTTGACCTGGCTTGATGCCCCCGATGCTGCGAGATTGAACGACTCCAAAAACTTCGACCTGTTCAAAACGACTTTCATTCGTCACCTCCAAAATTTCGTACTGACTAGGCGTTGATCGACAGCCGACCAACGCGATGAACAAAACAATCAACCTCATAACACCTCCATACGCCGCCCCGAATTGGTTTGGCAAAAGGATCGTGGATACCGTCGCACCCATCAGCACGCCGCTTG